CCTGAGCCTATGGAGATCCAAATGACTGACCTACAAGTCAAGCAAGCGGTACGCCTTCAGAAGGCTGCCGAAAAGAAAATCAAGCTCACCTATCGCGGTGTTGCTTATCTACTAACTAGATAGATGCCTTACGCTGATAAAGCGAAGCAGGCTGCATTTCTATTAGCTAACGACAGGAAGAGAAGGCAGGACAACCCTGAGTACTTTCTGTGGAAAGCTGCAAAAAAAGAGCTAGGGACAAAGGCTTAGAATTTAACATTGAAGTTACTGATATTGTTATTCCTAACTTTTGTCCCTATCTTGGTATAGAACTATCTCATAAAACTGGTCATGGCAAAAGAAGACCAGAGTCGCCGTCATTGGACAGAAAAGATAGCGCTAAGGGCTATACACAAGACAATATCATTGTATGTTCCTGGCGGGCTAACTTTTTAAAGAGTGATGGAACTTTAAAAGAGATGCAGCTAATCGCCAGACAAATGGAAAAACTAGCTGAATAGAATAAGCCGGGTGCAATTCCCGGCACAGCAATTAGACAGCCGAGTCTCTAAAACGGTCTTACTTAATTGATTAAAAAAAACATGAACTATTACACTAATGACAGCTACAATTTCGCTACAAAAACAGCAGGGGCCTTGGCAGGACTTCTGTGATTGGGTGACATCAACCGACAACCGCCTTTATGTTGGCTGGTTCGGTGTATTGATGATCCCTACGTTGCTTACTGCAACGACTTGTTTCCTTATTGCTTTTATTGCTGCCCCTCCTGTTGATATCGATGGCATACGTGAACCAGTTGCAGGATCGCTCCTCTACGGAAACAACATTATATCGGGAGCAGTTGTCCCGTCTAGCAATGCAATCGGACTCCACTTTTACCCGATCTGGGAAGCAGCATCTTTGGACGAGTGGTTGTACAACGGCGGCCCCTTTCAACTTGTCGTGTTTCACTTCCTTATCGGTGTCTTCTCTTACATGGGACGCGAATGGGAACTTAGTTATCGACTCGGAATGAGGCCTTGGATCTTTGTCGCATACTCTGCTCCTGTTGCGGCAGCATCCGCAGTTTTCCTGGTGTACCCCTTTGGTCAAGGCTCGTTCTCCGATGCTATGCCTTTGGGTATTTCGGGAACGTTCAACTATATGTTCGTCTTCCAAGCAGAACATAACATCCTCATGCACCCATTCCATATGTTGGGTGTCGCCGGAGTTTTCGGTGGGGCATTATTCAGTGCTATGCACGGTTCGCTTGTTACGTCCTCACTTATTCGTGAAACATCTGAAGAGGTAAGTCAAAACTATGGATATAAATTTGGACAGGAAGAAGAGACGTACAATATCGTTGCTGCTCATGGCTACTTTGGTCGGCTTATTTTCCAATACGCTTCCTTTAATAATAGCCGGTCTCTTCACTTCTTCCTTGCTGCTTGGCCTGTTGTCGGTATCTGGTTCGCGGCGTTAGGTGTCAGCACAATGGCATTCAACCTCAATGGATTCAACTTCAACCAATCAATCACATCAAGCGAAGGACACGTCATTAACACTTGGGCAGACATCCTTAACCGAGCAGGACTCGGAATGGAAGTCATGCACGAGAGAAATGCCCACAACTTCCCGCTTGATCTTGCAACAACTAGCTCCACACCTTTGGCCTTGATTGCCCCCGCTATCGGATAAATGCCCTACACAACTGAATACTTTGCTGAGATGTTTGCTGACTTTGTAGCAGAGATCCAGTACGACTCCCCCGAGGTAAGTGACATGCTTGTCTCTGGCTTTAAACTAGCTATTGATGATTGGCGTAAGTATCACGTCAATCAAATCTTAGAACTCGATAGGGTTGAGGAACAGCTAGAAACATTTAATACTGATTCAACTGAATGACCGTAGTAACAGAAGACGGAGGACGTACAAACGTCTATGCCGTCGAACCCGAAATTTATTTAACCGAACCTATGTATCACAATGAAAATGCAGAGCGTCTGAATGGACGACTGGCAATGCTTGGTGTAATCGCTGCTATGGGAGCCTATGCACTTACTGGACAGATAATCCCCGGCGTGTGGTGATCAGTGTCGGAGCTACTCTTATGTTGCTCGCTAGCTATTATGGACCCGGTTTTAACGGAAACCTCACAGCTAGCGGAACTAGATTTAACAGTAACGCAAGTACAGCTGCTCACAAATCGCTTCCATTCGGAACCAAACTTAGGGTTTGTTATGTCGGTTGTGAGGTGGTAACTATTACTGATCGAGGACCTTTTACAGGTGGTCGTGATTTAGATCTTAGTGAAGGAACAGCCAGACGTATTGGACTGCATCATATTGGTGTGGGTCAGGTAGAAGTAACACGTCTGAATAAACAGGTGATCCGTTAAAGCGGCTGGAGAGGTGCAATGCCTCTCCCACCTATTCGCCTTTTAAGCCCACCACGGTGGACAACTTACTAGGTGCTAGCGCCTTGATTGTGGCCCTAAACAATCAAAACTTACATAGTTCATGAACGTCTGACCATATAAACAACGACAACTTTTAATTTTTAAGACTAATGGCTATCAATGACATGGCGTATATCGCCAGGCCTAACGCCGTAAACGGCAACCAAGGTAATACATACGCAACTAAGTATGCTACCGCCCTGAAACTCTTCAGTGGTGAAGTGTTCAATGCATTTAACGATGCAACAATCTTCAAAGGACTTGTTCGTAACTACTCACTCCGTGGTGGTAAGAGCAAGCAATTCTTGCTGCAAGGCAAGCTCTCAGCCGGCTACCACACCCCTGGTACGCCAATCATGGGCGATGACGCTCTGAAGGCTAACGAGAAGACAATCTTGATGGATGATCTTCTGATCTCCAGTCAGTTTGTGTATTCTCTTGATGAGATCTTGGCTCAGTATTCTCAGCGTTCTGAGATCTCCAAGCAAATCGGTGAAGCTCTTGCAAAATTCTACGATGAGCGTATTGCTCGCGTACTTGCTAAGGGTGCTACTGAAGCCTCTGTTGTGACTGGCGAGCCTGGTGGCTTCCAGGTAAAGATTGGTGCTGGTAACACCAACGATGCTCAGGCAATTGTGGACGGCTTCTTTGAGTCTGCTGCTGTGCTTGATGAGCGTTCAGCTCCTCAGGAAGGACGCTGTGCAGTGCTGTCTCCTCGTCAGTACTACTCACTGATCTCTTCTGTAGACACAAACATCCTGAACCGTGAACTCGGTAACAGCCAGGGTGACATGAATAGCGGCAAGGGTCTTTACTCTATTGCTGGTATTCGTATCTACAAGTCCAACGTCCTTGCTGCTCAGTATGGCGTTAATAACAGTTCCACCGTTACTGGTGAGAACAACGACTACAAAGTAAATAACACTGCTTTGGCTGGTCTTGTGTTCCACCGTGAAGCTGCTGGTGTGCTTGAGAGTGTTGCTCCTTCTATTGAGACAACCTCCGGTGACTTCGCAGTTCAGTACCAAGGTGATCTGATTGTTGGCAAGCTCGCAATGGGCGCTGACACTCTGCGTACCTCTGTCTGTGGTTCTCTTCAGGCATCCGCCTGATAAATAATTTCCCCAGGACCTTCGGGTCCTTCGGGGTTTTCTCATTACCCTAGAAATTTAATGGCTCAAAAACTAAACAAACTAGCAGCCGTCAATATCGTGCTGTCTAATATCGGTCAAGCTCCAGTAACAGTAGTTGATAATGATAACCCTATGGTTGTTATGGCTGCCAACACTATTGAAGAGGTATCTAACTCTTTGCAATCAGAAGGGTGGACATTTAACACAGAACGTGCATACCCATTTACTCCCCAACCTGACCAAAGGATTGCAATTCCAGACAATGTATTGCAACTGGACTCTGCTTATTACAGTACGCTAGAGACAGTTATTAGATCTGGCTACTTATATGATAAGCGTAGTCACTCATTTAAGTTTGATCAAAAGTTATACCTAGATGTGACTTGGTTGATTGAGTTTGATGATCTGCCTTCTGCGTTTAAGCAGTATGTAGCTATGCGTTCAGCCAACCTATTTGCTGGTCGCTCTGTTGGTTCACAGGAAGCAGTCAGGTTTGGTGAGCGTGAAGAAGCCCAAGCCAGAGCAGCAATGATGGAGTATGAAACTTCACAGGGTGATTACAACATGCTGGGTACTAACGATAACCAGAACTACATAACATTCCGTCCATCACAAGCTCTTACTAGATATTAACTATGGCAGCAGTTTCACAAAAAATCCCCAACCTCTTGGGTGGGGTAAGTCAACAACCAGATCCAGTGAAGCTGCCCGGCCAAGTTCGTGCAGCAGAGAATGTATATCTTGATCCAACGTTTGGATGCCGTAAGCGTCCAGGTACTGAATCAGTAGCAACTTTAGCTGAGGATGTTCCTGAGGATGCTAGATGGTTCTCTATTTTTAGGGACAATAATGAAAGATATGCGGTTACTATCTACACAAAGCCTAGCTTAGTTGTACGGGTTTGGGATCTTAACGATGGTTCTGAGAGAAGTGTTACCTTTTCTGATAGTGCAAAGAGTTACTTCTCTGGAGCTTCACAAACAACAATTGAGCAGGTAACTATTGCTGATTATACGTTAATCACCAATACTCTGGCTGAGGTGTCAATGAACACCGACACTAGTGCTGATGCAACTAAGGAAGCCCTAGTAACTATTGATCAAGTTGCATACAATACTGTCTATTCTATTGACCTACAGAAGGATGGTGATACTGAACCAAATAAGGTTTATAGCGCCACTGGTATAGAAATTATACCTGGTTCCTATGAACTAGATGATGGTGGTAGTTGTAGTGGAACTGGGGCTGATTCTTTCCTGGTTGATTCTGGTAGTAAAACTGGTCTGAGTTTTCGTATTGTTGATCAATGCTCTGCGTACCTTGTTGGTGGTAATACACTTCAACGTAGAGTAAAAAAAGTTGCACCTCTTAGCCCACCATCTAACCTTAGTGGGGCAAAAGCTAAAACTCAGTTCGACGGGTTTAAAGGCGATTGGATTTACGGATTCCCCCTTGCTAGATGTACAGTTTATGATTCTCAATGGCAGGCTAGGGGCTCCAGAAAAGATCAGTATCTAACTGATAACTATGGTGGTAGGGTAATAGTTGAAGAGGAGGAGGCTAGATACTTCTCTAATGCTAGATATATGTCACGGCATAAGGTAGACGTACAACTGCTAAATGGCGGAGAAGGTTGGAGGCAGGGAGATACAGCCACAGTCTCTATGAATGGACGTAGCTACACAGTACGTGTGACTAGTGATGCCTTTACCTATGCTTATAATAGTGCTGGTACTGCTAGCTTTACAACAGTCTCTAATACTGAACAAGGAACGCTTAATGTTGGAGCTGTTGTTACTGGATTAGCTGATAAAGTTAATCAAATTACTGACTTCTTAGCCGAAACCACAGGTAACGTAATCAAGATCTCCAACACAGCTGGAAGGGACTTTAACGTCAGTGTTAGGGGTGGTGTTACTAACAGAGCAATGACCGTTGTCAAAGGCGTAGCCCGCGACATTGCAGACCTACCTTCTCAGTGTTTTGATGGTTTCAGAGTCAAAGTTATCAATACAGATGAAGCTGACGCTGATGATTACTATGTCCGTTTTACTACAGAGGCCCCTGGCATCCCTGGAGCAGGCTCCTGGAGTGAAACAGTTGCCCCTGGTATAAAGACGACCATTAACAGTTCCACCATGCCACACGCCCTTATACGGCAGGCTGATGGCTCGTTTACCTTAGACGCTCTTAACTCCGATAGTGCTTTTAACGGTTGGGCGTCAAGAGAAGTAGGTGATGAGAAAACTAACCCAGAACCAACCTTTGTTGGAAGAAACATATCTAATATGTTCTTCTTCTCCAATCGCTTAGGTTTCCTTTCTGAGGATGCTGTGATTATGTCGCAGCCTGGTGATTACTTTAACTTCTTTGCAACGTCAGCTCTTGCCGTTAGTGATGCAGACCCTATTGACTTAACTGCTTCATCTACAACACCTGCAATCTTAAAAGCTGCTATCGGTAGTCCTAAAGGCTTAATTCTATTTGCAGAGCGTAGTCAATTCCTTATGTCTACATCTGAGATTGCCTTTGCTGCTAGTACTGTCAAGCTTACAGAAATTAGCCAATACTTCTATAAGTCTGAAGTCCTACCACTCTCCACGGGAGTGTCTGTAGCATTCATCTCTGAGAACTATACCTACTCCAAAGTGATGGAGTTGGCTATTGATTCTGTTGAGAATAGACCAGTAGTTGCAGATATCACTCGTATTGTTCCTGAGTATCTTCCACCTTCATTTATATGGGGTGAGGTTTCTCCAAACAATAACATCATTCTTTATGGTGATAACTCTGAGGATGTCTACTTATTTAAATTCTTTAACAATGGTGATAAACGTGAGCTAGCAGGATGGACACGTTGGACTTATCCAGCTGGCTGCCATATGTTTGCTATGGAAGATGACTTATGTCATATCATCCTCTTTGACGGAACCAAGCACATGCTTGTTCGGTCAGAGTTAATTGATGATCCTGAGGTTGCCCCACTAGATGTTGGGTTCTCTAGCTTCTCACCACGTTTAGATATGTCAGTACCTAGTACAGAGCTGACTATCGTAGATGATCCTAATTCTAGTCCCACTGCAAGGGTTTACATCCCTGATGAGATTAATATTCCAGACGCTCAATATACCTTTATCTCTACTGATGGTGGATTTAAGGGGCTATTTACTGAATCACCTGTAATGGTAGATGACTCTGGAGCTTCATTTATTCTTGTCTCTAAGGAGCTAACTTCTGCGAATGCTGTGTTAGGTATTGGATACGATACTCTAGTTACTTTACCTTCAATCTTTATTACTCAGGAAGGAAAGGCTGATAGGGTTAATATCCCTCAAGTTGCTTTCTTATATCTTGAGTTGTATTACTCTGGCAGGTATCAGGTTACTGTTAATAAGCTTGGATACGATCCTAAGATTTACGATATTGAGGTTACTCCAGCTAACTCTTACGATGCCAACAATGTCCCATTGTCAGAGATTAGTACTGAGTCAATCCCTATCTTTAGTTCAGGTGACATCTTAGAAATTACAATTAAAGCCCCCGATCCATTCCCCTCATCCATTACTGGTTATAGCTGGGAAGGTACATACAACAACAGAGGTGTTAAAGCCATACGATGAATCAATACCGCAAAGCCACTGTGGCGGATGCGATAGAAGTAGCGAATAATTTACGACCCGAAGACTTAGATGAGCTATTACGCCTAGGCCATTACCGCTTAGGTGTTGCTCTTAGTGTTGTCTTTAGTGATGTTGCTGTCTCCTTCTTTAATTCAGAGGGGGAGATTGCAGGGGTTGCTGGTATTTGTCCTGGTGCTGAAGATGGCATTGGACTTATCTGGATGTTATGTACTCCTGTAGTACAAACACAACCCCATACATTTGTTAGACAAGCTAAGAAGTGGCTTAAAACTGAACAGGGTAACTATCGCCTTCTTTGGAACCTTGCAGACGCAAGGAATATCTACCACCACAAACTACTAAAAATGCTGGGCTTCAAAGCACTTAGGTCGATCCCAGCAGGACCTTATCAACTACCTTTCCTAGAGATTGTAAAACTATGTGCTTACCATTAGCAGGAGCAGCAGCCGGATCTGCTGCGGCAATATCTGCCACAACTGCTGTAATTGGAACCCTCACCTCAGTCGTTGGTACGGCTATGGGAATCCAACAGGCCCAACAACAAGCAGCAATGGCCCAACAACAGGCTGTGATGCAGGCCAATCAGGCTCAGCAGACAATGGATCTGCAATATGCACAGCAACAACAGCAGGGTCAGATACAGAATAAGCAGGCTATTGCCAACTATCAGGGCCAAGTAAGGGCTCAACAGGCATCACAGGATGCTTACGCTAAGCAAATCGGCAACATTAATGAGGCAGCAAGTATGTCTTATGTTGCTGAACAAGTAAAACTAAATGAGAAGCGTGATGCTGCTGCATTTAAGTCACAAGAAATCTACGCTAAGTCTATTGGAGCACAAGGAAAGATCCTAGCTTCAGGAGCTACAGGACAGTCAGTTGGCCTTCTACAGCTCGATGCAGAACGTCAAGCAGGTTTTGCTAATGCTAAGCAGAATGCAATGCTTAGAAGTGCTGAGCAGCAGTCCGTAGTCTCTCAAGAGGTTGCTTATGGACAAGCTAAGTCTTCAAACAACACAGCTTATAGCAGCGTTCAAGCAACTGCTCAGGCCCCAGAATTAGATCCTTATGGATTAGAGCTTGGAATCCCATCAATGAATTGGAGCTAAATGGCCCGTATTTATAACCCAGAAGAATATAAGGTTGCTTATCAAGGCTCTGGTCAGTCGGTTGGTTTTAACCCTGTTAGAGCAGTAGACCTATCAGCTAGAGAAAAACAACGTACTCAAAATGAGTTAGCTAACCTTAAGCTTACTGAGAAAACATTAAACAGAACACAAAGCATTGAATCTGCCCAGCTGAAAGCTCAGCAGGTAGGTGAAAGTGCAATCATGAAGGCTGAGCAGGCTCAACAGAAAGCTAACTCAGCAACAATGAAGGGCTTGATGTCTTTGTCTGGAACCCTTGCTAAAGGCATCGGTCAGTACAAGATGATTGAAGCTGAGGAGAAAGCTAGAGCTGATGAGATTGATTCTGTATTTACCCAGCCCTTAAATGGCTATTCAATGGGTGAGTCTTTATCACCCGTACCACAAGAACAAGAACAAGACTTTGGTATTCAACAGCAAGCTGCTGGTGAAGCCACCATTGAGGTTGCTGAGGGAGACCCTATAGTTCAGTCTGAGCTAATGGCTCCGGCTATTAAAGCTGGTATCTCTAGGAATACATCTAGAAGCAATACATATACTGCTGCTGCTGGTTATGATGCCTTCTTAGCAGGGTTTATGCAACAGAAGGGTGTGATGATCACCCGTCCTGATGGCTCTAAGTTCCCCCTTAATGCTCCTGAAGATGAGGCAGATTTAGCCGCTGTAATGTCCTTTGCTACCTCTACATACGGTAGAGAGGCAGGCATTAGTGGAATGGATAGGGCTGCTGTTCAGCGTACCCTCCTGCCCCAGGTACGGTCTGCTAATAACTACTACCGTAGACAACAATCAGCACTCATTGCTGAACGTCGTAGTAATGCAGCTTTAGATAGTGCTAACGGTACTTCTTTTGATGGCTT